AACTTTGAGTCTGCTGCTTATGTTGCGCGATATATTATGAAGAAAATTAACGGTAAAACCGTTAATGAAAACCACGAAGTGGTTGATGCAGAAGCGCATTATCAGTATTGTGATTTAGAGACTGGTGAGATTATTCAGCGTAAGCCTGAATTTAATAAGATGTCTTTGAAGCCTGGTATTGGCCAGAGTTGGTTGGATAAGTACATGTCAGACGTGTATACGACTGATTCTGTTGTGGTGCGTGGTAAGAAGTGCCGACCACCACGTTTTTACGATAGTAAATTTAAGTTGAAGTTTCCTGAAGAGTTCGATATGATTCAGTTCGCAAGGGAGATGGAAGGTCGTTCCCGCGCTGAGGACAACACGCTTGAGCGCCTTGCTGTTAAGGAAAAGGTAGCGTTGGCTAAGTTGTCATTGTTAAAACGTACTATTTAAGGAGTTTTTATGAAAATGGTTGTTGTTTCTATCAAAGATACAGCTGCTGACGCTTTTGGTCGTCCAGCTTTTGTTGCTAGCGAAGGCGTAGCAGTACGTCAGTTTCAGGATGAAGTTAATCGTTCTAATGACGATAATCAGTTATATAAGCATCCTGATGATTTTCATTTGTTTTATTTAGGTCTTTTTGATGATGCCACAGGTAAGTTTGAACTACTGGAAACCCCTAAGTTGGTGGCTAGAGCAAAAGAGGTTATGATTCGCGAAGGCGAGTAAGGTTTTTTAATACCGGATTACTAGCTCATATAATGAGCTAGTAGTTCGGAACTACGGGAGATGGTTATGCATCGCAATAAGTCAGTAAGCAATCATTCGTTTGCTATGGTTCCGAAAGCGGATATTCCGCGATCAAGTTTTGATACTCAATATGCTCATAAAACCACGTTTGATGCTGGTTTTTTAATTCCTATTTATTGTGATGAAGTGCTTCCAGGGGACACTCATCGTGTAAAGATGACTGCGTTTGCTCGTTTGGCAACGCCATTGTTTCCTGTTATGGACAATTTGCATCTTGACACATTCTTTTTCTTTGTACCAAACCGATTAGTTTGGGACAATTGGGTTAAGTTTATGGGTGAGCAAGATAACCCAACTGATTCTATTTCTTATGTTGTTCCTACCATTACCAGCCCAGCTGGTGGTTACGGTGTAGGTACAGTTTTTGACCATTTTGGTTTACCAACTGCCGGACAGATTACAGGCAGCAATACAGTAACGCACAATGCTTTGCCATTACGTGCTTACAATCTTATTTATAATGAATGGTTTAGAGATGAAAATTTACAGAACAGTTTAACTGTTCGTAAAGGGGATTCAGGGGATGTTCCCGCTGATTACGCATTATGTAGACGTGGTAAGCGTAAGGATTATTTTACTGGTGCTTTGCCTTGGCCACAGAAGGGTGCTTCTGTTTCGTTGCCATTAGGCACACAAGCTCCTATTAAGGTCGATACTTTGACCCCTGTTTCTACTACAACTGCAGCTAATATTCGTAGAGGTTCAGATTTTGTAGTTTGGATGGATGCAGCTGGTAGTACTCAAGTTAATTCTGATTTGTATGCTGATTTGAGTCAAGCTACTGCTGCTACTATTAATCAACTTCGTCAATCTTTTCAGATCCAGAAGTTGCTTGAGCGTGATGCGCGAGGTGGTACACGTTATACAGAATTGTTACGTGCACATTTTGGTGTAACTCCACAAGATTATCGTTTACAACGTCCAGAATATATTGGTGGAGGTTCAACCTATGTCAATATTAATCCGATTGCTCAGACTAGTGCAACGTCGGTTACTGGTTCTGCTACTCCGCAAGGTAACCTTGCTGCAATGGGTACTGCATTGGCTCAGGGACATGGCTTTACGTATGCTGCTCAAGAACATGGATACATAATTGGATTGGTTTCTGTACGTGCTGACCTCACATATCAACAGGGTCTTCCTAAGATGTGGTCTAGGTCTACACGATATGATTTTTATTTTCCAGTATTTGCCACTCTTGGCGAGCAAGCTATTTTGAACAAAGAAATTTTTGTTCAAGGTACTGCTGCCGACAATGATGTGTTTGGTTATCAAGAGCGTTGGGCTGAGTATCGTTATAAGCCTTCACAAATTACAAGTTTGATGAAGTCTACTTCTGCCGGCACTATTGATGCCTGGCATTATGCCCAGCGATTTACTACTTTGCCTACGTTGAATTCAACGTTTATACAAGAGACTCCACCAGTAGCTCGTACTACGGCGGTTGGCACTGCAGCTAATGGTCAGCAATTTTTAATGGATGCCTTTTTTGACTGCAAGATGGCCAGACCTATGCCGATGTACAGCGTACCTGGTTTAATTGATCATTTCTAATGTTTTAAGATACCTCGACTACTCCGTAAGGAGTAGTGAGGAAACAAGCGGAGCGCGTTAGTATGTTAGGCGGATTAGGTAATATTGTTAAAGATTTTGCTGGCGATATTGTATCGTCAGGTCTTAGTGCGTTTAATGCTCAAAAGAATCGAGAAGCGGCTTATGAAGCTCAATCTCGTTCTGAAGCATTTAATGAACGTATGTCTAATACTACATACCAGCGTATGGTTGAAGATTTAACTAAGGCTGGATTATCGCCTATGTTGGCTTATTCCAAGACTGGTTCTTCACCTACTGTTGCTGGTGTTACTGGTACTAGTTCGATTGAAGCTCCCAAATTTGGGGAGACTTCTGTTCGTCAGTCTCAAGCTGCGTTAGCTCGTGAGCAAGCTGAAGTTGCTCGTACTACTGCTCAGGTGAATGAGGCTTCTGCTCAAAAGTTAAAGGCAGAAACTGAAAATGTTAATGTTGATACTGAAAATAAGCGTTTGATTCCTGGTTTGAATGAAGCTCAAACCAAAGAGTTATTGGCCCGTATTCCTCAACATGGTGCATCCGCTCAACAATTAACTGATTTGTCTAAGCAAATTCGACAAGATATTAATATTAAGCAGCCTCAGGAAGCTTTTAAAGAAAAGCATCCTACTACTGCTATGTATATGCATCCAATTCGTGATGCATTAGCTACTATTTTTGGCGGTCTTGGCTTACTACGTGGTAGTTCAGCCATGCCTTTTGTAACACAACAAGCACCGAAAGGTAAAAAATGAGTAAAGCGAATTTGCCGTTTGTACGTAATCCGTACAATTATGATATGGCTCTTGTATCGCAAGAGACTGGTCTTGAGTGTCAAGACCCGAGTTTGGCTCAACAACACATGAAAGATGAATGTGATATTAATGTTTTAGTTGAGCGTTTTGGAGTTACTGGGACTATCCCCCAGACTCCTGTATCGCCTCAATATGGCGATTTTAGCGGTGTAACCGATTATCATAGTGCGTTAAACAAGATTAACGCTACTATGGATGATTTTATGGCTTTGCCAGCGCAATTGCGCGTTAGGTTTGACCATGATCCTGTCAAACTATTGGAGTTCCTTGAGAACGACCAGAATCGTGATGAAGCGATTCAATTGGGTCTTATTGATGGACAACCAGTGGTTGAACCCATCGTTTCTTCAGAAACACCTAAGGCTGCGGAGTGAAACTTCGCAGCCAGCACAGTTACTCTACTTGATGTAACTGTGCTAGGTGACACCAACTAGCTACTAAACCCACTACGGAGTGCAATATGTTAAGAAGAAAGCCTGTAAATAAGTATAAGTCTGCTAAATCGTTTCGTAAGCAAACGAGTAAGACTAAATCTATTAATATGAGACACGCACCAATGCGTGGCGGTTATAGACTTTAATGGCCTGCTATAAGCCTTTAACGGCTTATCAATGCAGTGACAGAAGTATAATTTGGCGGGAAATACCAGGGGCGGACGTAGTTCGCACCCTTTCATTGCCGTGTGGTCAGTGTGTTGGTTGTCGCCTTGAACGCTCACGGCAGTGGGCGGTTAGATGTATGCATGAGGCACAAATGCATACTAGTAATTGTTTTATTACTTTGACATATGCTCCAGAGCATTGTCCTAAGGATATGTCATTGGATTACAATGACTATCAGCTTTTTATGAAGCGGTTGCGTAAACGTTTTACTGGGAAAACGATACGTTTTTATATGGCAGGTGAATATGGTGAATCTTTTGATCGTCCTCATTTCCATGCTTGTTTGTTTGGTCTTGATTTTCCGGATAAGAAAATATTTAAGAGAACGCAGACTGGCTCTATCCTCTATACGTCAGAGATTTTGGAAGAATTGTGGCCGTTTGGCTATTCTTCAATTGGTGATGTTAACTTTGAGTCTGCTGCTTATGTTGCGCGATATATTATGAAGAAAAT